TCGGGTCCAAATCGCTGGAAGCATTTCCAAGTCATTCGCAACACTTCGGCAGCATGGTTTAAGAATTTGTCTATTAAAAATTGCCTGCGAACTGGTGCTAATGGATTTTCAAAGTCCAATCCTACTAAAGCGTCTGCTTGCATTTCTAAAGTTTTTTCTATTTCTATAGAACCAGTAGGCGCAGGAGGCACAGGAGCAAAGTCTAAATCGCCTTTACGTCTGTAAGGTATCATTCTGCCAGGTCCCCAATCCGTAGGAGCTTGTCCTACTGGGTGCAATATAGGCGGAAGTGTAGCAATGCTGTTTCTGTCTATACGAGAATCGCGCTCTACCTTAATTTGGTTTTGAATGCCACGAAGAATATCTGGAACAGTCATTGTATCGTACAATCTTTTACTGTCTTCAGATAGCTTAGTTACTACTACAGGATAATCCTCGTAGCCATTGAGCAATTCAAACTTGGCAAACCCTGGGGCTTCTTCGTTTCCGCTAAAGTTTTTATTAAATACAGTGCAGTAAATTCCTTCTGAACCATCTTCATCGTCAAATAACCTTTGATAGCCATAAACAATTTCAATTAAATCATCTGATGAATAAATTTCATTGCTTGTACTACTACTTCTGCGACCTTCGTTGTCGTTTTCGAGGGTATCTATGTTAACTCCTCTGTAGTTTTCTATCATATAATCAACAAAGTCTTGGTCCCATCCGTCTGTAACTACTTTGTTTTCTAACTCTTGAGCTGTATAATAAGTTCTCCAAAAACAATAAGGCGCTCTTTGTGGGTCAGTTACATAGCTAGGAAAAAAGAAATCTCCGTCTGGAGCTAATGTCTTAACCTCTGGCGCATCTACTTGCCTTCTTACTGTAGGTAATTCTGTAGAACCAGTTTCTCTAAGTTCTTTTACCGCTTTCTTTGCTCTTGCTGTATTAACGCCAGGAAATGTACTAATCAAAAGACTTTCAATTACTTCTGATTCCCCCTCTTCGCTAATCAATTGAGCCATTTCTGGAGACACTTGGGCAATCTGTTCTAAGCTAATTGCCTGCAAAAATTTCCTGTCTTCGCGTTGCCACCCTACATAAGTAACTAAAATGCCGCGTTCTAACAAATAGTTAGCACCAAGCTCCATCTCCTTCTTAAACCTAGGGATGTATCCGCTGGATACCATCCATTTTAAAAAGCCCGAAACTACTTTAGCCCTAGCTAAGTCTTTAGAGTTAACAGGGAATGCCCTTACGTTTGCACGGCTAAGGCTAGAGGCAAACATAGAAACTAATCTAGTTATACGTTCGTCGATTACGTGGGACTCTATGTCAGAAGCACCTTCCCAAGGAAAGGCATCGGCTCCGTGTTTTCTGTGGTCGCGGCTTTTGCCTGCCCACCAATTACGCCTTTCGTTATAACTTGTACGACATAAGTCAAAATAGTATTCTAACTCATTAACAGTTTTACTGTAAGCGTATTTTAAAGTTTTTACATCTGGCTCTTTACTTACGTAAGTAAGAGATTTAGAAATTTCAGCATTTTCCATTACAAGGTATTATAGCACGCTAATCAACAATAGGCGGAGGCACCCACTTAAACACAGTTTCCTCTCCCGTATTGTCTGCTTCTACGTAAACATATTTATCAGAAAAACTTTTTGCTAGCATTCTATTTGGTATTCTTACTACGACCCTTTTTACCATTTCTTTTATATATACATATATGAATCTTTTATTGGGCGCTTCCCCTACAACTCTACCTCTATATATATGAGGCACTGGCAAATGGCTATCTATAATATCTTGCCCAGCTTCGTTTACCCACGTATTTTTGCCTTTGCCACTAAGCATACTTTCTTCAAGTTTCATAGTAACAATTTCCATTGCTTTATCAAAAGACACTCCCATGTCTTCTGCTATATCTTTTAGTTTACGTTTTGGCATTAGTATCCACCCTTTCCTCTACTTGTAGCGCCTAAATCTCTTTTGTCAAGGTGGTCGGGTCCCTCGCCTCCATTTGCCATACGCAAGTATCTAAGCGCATCAAAGAAGTCTTTTAGGGCTTCATCGGCTTTTCCTTTAGAATTATAATTAATAATACTGTCTATTAAATTGCCGCAATCCTTATGTATATAACATATAGGTTTATTTGCTGCATCTACCTCTGCGTTAGGATTGTAGTTAAACCAATCGTCTAAGGCGGATATACCAATGTCCTCCTGTCTACCATCAGAAGGTATAAAATTCATACCAAAATCATCAAAAGAGGTAAACAAGTCTTCATTGTTTTCGTTTTCCCTAGCAAAGTAACGCGAATCCCCAATGCGTTCTATAACCTTTATGCCTAAATCTTTTTCTATTTCCTTGAAAAGGTTTGCGTAGCCTTCGACATTGTATCCAATTTTTTTAGCTGCTGGTCCATATCGCCACTTCGGGTCGCCAAAAATAGCCCACTCCCCATAGCTATCTCTATCGGGGAACTCTTTCCGAATAAAGATTTCTCCTTTTCTATTAACAGCAGCCCATAGAGCAACATAGTTTCTGGCTCCTGCGGGGTCAACCACTTGATAACAAGAATATCGTTTCGAATCTGTAATATTTGGAAAGGTGTATCCGTATTTGTTCTTTGTTTCTGATAGTACATTAACTTCTGTGTTAAACAATGGAAGCAAAGAAGTCATTGATTTAACAGGAACTCCGTATGCACGAACCATTATCTCGTCTTCGTGCCTGCCTCTAAGGTCTTTAGCTATTCTATCATAACCCCCAAATGGATTCTCGTCTGAATGCAGATATACAATGCTCGCGTCTCTGCCAGGGCTGTACTGCTCTATAGGCACCTCCTTGTTTATCAGCTCCGCGTGCCGTGTCTGCTTGGTCTCTGCGTTTTTTAAATACTCAGCAATGAAAGGGGTATAACCATCAATAGGGGTAAAACCTATAAGCAACTTAGAATCTCTAGTAGCTAATCTGAATCGCAAAGTATTTACTAGCGCTGCGTCCCCTAGGTACTCATCTAGCCAAGCGCCTATGTTTTTACTGTCTGGGTTCTTGAAGCCGAACTCAAAACCCTCTAAGATAGTTTGATTGTTACTGAACTGCGTGTAGGTCTTAAAGTCTACCCTAGTCTTAGTATCTGGAAAAATAAACGACTGCCCAGTAAATCCATTCTGCATAGAGTAATTTATATAACCCTCTGTACTCTTAGTCTTTCTTCTGAACTCTTTGGGCATCATATCCCACATAGCTTTCTGCTGAACCTTTATACTGGTATCTATATTCTGAGAAAAACAAATAATGTGACCCTCCATGTTTTCAGTCACTGCTTTCATTATAAGCTTAGCGCAGCCCGTGGTCTTACCACTTCTATTACCACCTAGGACTAGGCATTCATTATAATCTTCAAGACCCTTGTATATGCGCTTCCAACCATCTAGGTCAAAGCCGTACCTTACAGGGTCTTCCTCAGAGGCGCGAATCCGCCCTTCGTGAGCATTGTACAAAGCCTTTAAAAGCTTAGGGTCATTCTCCCCTAGGATTACAATCTCTTTGTCAGTAGGAGGGCTTAGAATGGGATGCGGAGTAAAGCTAAGTTCCATTATCTTCTTCGTCGTCTATCTCAGCGTCTTCCCAGATTATCATATCTATGTCATCCTTGTTCATCTCCGCTACAGTCTCCCTGCATAAAGTCTTACCTATGTAGTAATTCGTATAATCATACTTCAATGAATCAGTTTCATCTATTACTACTATAGTCCAGTTAGGAAAATGCTCAGATAAAATAGCCCTAGCTTTTTCAAAAGCCTCTTCCTCTGCGTCTGACATCTTATTCCTCTGCATCTATTACCTCCGCTTCTATTATTTTTAGCCTTTCTCTGGCTGCTTGAATTGTTTCTTCGTAGTCTTCTTGAGTTACCACCGTTCTGCTCTCAGTTATTGAACTAGCTTCGCCCCTTGCTGTCAAGGCTTGCCTTGCTGAGTTTGCTTTAGCAATGCTTATTTCCTTTATATCCCTAGGTGTAGGCTCATATTCGCCCGTATGTATGCGTTCGCGCACGCTATCTACTATATCTTCTTCTAAACTTTCTAAGTTTACATAGCTTCTAGCCGCCAATTGCCCTCCAATCTCTCTAAACTTGTTCTTGTAATCAGCGTAATCTATCAAAATATTAATGATTGTACCCCTGTGATAGCCGTATTTGCGTATCATAGCAGTCTGCGACACCCCCATAGAGTACAAATATAGGACGTGCGCTACCTTTTGAGGGTCTTGCCTAGACAAACTCTTGGCTTTCATAAGCTCTTTATCCTCCGCAACCTCTGCAATTGCCAGTTTTATCTCTGCTTCTAAGTCCGCTTTAGCACTCATCTGTTAATTTTCTCACTTGCATCTGTTAATTTTAGCACACCAATACCATACAATAACCATACTAATAGATAACAAGGTCCGAAATGTCAATAGCCCCTAGGCTTTCCAATTTTTTATGGGGTCAATTATATATATATATACTGCGCGTTGGCAGAAAATTTGACGCCCCCCGCCCCTTCTTTGAATAACAGCCTTGCCCGAATGCCAAACTTGAAACCGTTATTATTTTGCTTACTGCCAATG